CATAACCCTGTGGAACCATGCCCATATTACGCACGGCGTTGATGTCGTTGTCCGCTGTACCAACACGCAAGGTTGACTTTAAGATACGATCCGCAGTGAACTGAAGTTCCTTGGGGAGAATAAGCTTAGTGCCTTGCACGGCGATTTTAAGACCACGCTCATCTGTGAACGAAGCGATGTCTATCAACGCTTGCTCCAGAGAAGCCTCAGTAAGGTCCGCAGCAACAGCCAGCTCGTTGCGAAGGTCCGGTCCTGATAGAGTGGGGTGGTTTGTCGCACACAATGCCACGCCGTCGCCACCAAGAGATGTAGTAAACGCACCATTAAGAATGGCCGCGCCTTTGATCTGCTTAGTAGTTGCCATTGAACGGGCAAGTGCTTTTGTGTACCTAGCAGACAGCTTGTCATACAAGTTGTCTTCGATAGCTTCTTCCGTTAAAGAGAAAGCCAACGCTACGGTTTCGTTGGTGTAACGCGCCGTATAAACTTCTTGCGCTTGGTCGTATGCTACGCCCGCGCCTTCAGCTTTAGTTGGTGCTTCGCCAAACCCGGAAAGCATCACCTCTTCTTCAAAAGCACGATCCGAAGACTCTACTGAGTAGATTTCTTTGTGCTCTTGATCGTATGTGTTGTATTCCAATCCAAACAAAGCGTTCAGACCGGGCTCCAACTCTTTTACTAATTGGGCTCTTGAAATAGCCATTTGCTAATCTCCTTATTGACCCGCAACGCCGGCTGAACCGTAGCTGTGCTCATTGATTTTAACCACGACAACTGCGTTGGCCCCTACTGCATTGTTCGGCACATCCCAAAGACCAATGATCTTCAGATTAAGCGCCGCAGTTGTAGCTATAGTACTGGTATCAAGCTCAATAGCTGATAGACCTGTTGTAGTGTTGCCTGTGCCTACAACAACATCAGCGTTCAAACCGTAGTTTGTAGCGGCTGAAGTACCATCGTTTTGGATAATAAACATCTGGCTAGGGTCGTCGAGAACGTCCGCGACAATCTTGCCTTGAGTGATATTTATTGAACCGGGGTAGAAGTTTTTCCACGTAGGCTTTTGTGTTGTAGGGTCATTATAGAAACAACCGTTGAACACGCCCACTGCCGCTGTATGCGAGGATGGGTCAAACTGAAGAATGTAACCGTCTTTCAAGACAACTAAATCGCCTTGAAAAATAGCACCTGCTTGGTTATCTGCAATCTCGTAACCGTACTGCTTTTGAGCACCTGTGCCCGCAAGGTTACCAAGAGGACGCAGACCAAAAGCTTTGTCGTTATTAGCCATGATTAATGTCCTTTAATTTAATTTATTCAGCGGCCCGCAGGGCCCCCTATGCTTACTTTAGACTGCCTATCTGGCGTATTGATTTTCATAGACGAACCCGTGTTCGACTTCAATAAATCATTATCAGCGGCCCTTAATTGGTCATGGGTTCTTGAAGAATAGTATGCACGACGCTCCTCAGCAGTTTCTTCCGGTATTCGAGCTAACAGTAACCCGCCAACGCTTATCACGCCTGCGTGCTTCCCATCATCCTGAACGCCCGAATCAAAGTCAGGGTGTTCGTCTGCACGAACCAGCTCATACCCCTCGCGGAGTTTTGCTGCTACGTTGACGCGGTCATCTACACCGCCAGACTCAGCCCTGATCCACCGATGCTTATAGCCCGGAGGAGGAGGTGGAGCATCTAAACGTGAAGGCGGAGCCCAAGCTTTACGGCGCACAGTTTTTTCTCGTGTTTCGCTATCACGAGTGCTGCGAGTTAATTTTGGCACATTAGTAGCTTCGGTCATGTTTAATCCTTAACGTGTTTGGCATATTCTTCAAGTGGAACCCCGAGTTTTTTTGCTATGGCAACTTGACTTGGACTCAACCGGACAGTGCGGCGTGCTGTATTGTTTATACCCGAAGATCGGGTTGCAGGTGCTACCGGCTGCACGGGGCGGCGTGACCTGTTGTTTGGCGTAGGTACTGGGTCAAATTCCCTTGGGAAGATGTCCCTTATTCTACGATCTATCTCATCATAGTACTCATCCGTGGTAGGGTCAAACCCTTCTTTTTGGACTAGGTCCACATGAATGCCCCGAACGGCGTGTGTCATGACGGTGTTTTGACCAAACCACTCGTTACTTTCAGCCCACTCCTCCGCTCTGATGTCCGGCTCTCGCGCACGGGGCGCAGGGGCTGCTTGTCGTGGTTGGGCTGGAGCAGGGGCTTGTGTACGACGGGAGGTCGTCTCTTGTAACCGCTGTTGTTCCATCATGGCAGAGGTTAGTCGTTGCTGCGCCTCAGTCTCAGTATCTATGTCCCCTTCTTCTCGCGCCTTTTTAATGACTTGCTTTAAAGCTATCGCATGGGAACTAAGTCTACCTTGTGCTTCCTGCAGGCGCTCACCGTCTGTTTTGTAATAACGCTCTTCCAGTTCGTGGTTTTGCTGCTGGACGTTTTTGGCATACTCCAGTGCCGCTTCTTCACGGCGCTGTGTTTCTCGCAGGCGAGCTGTAAGCTTATCTATACGCTTTTTAACTTTGCCTGAGTAATTCTCTAGATCGTCTTTGTCAGGAGCAGTACCCGTTCTCTCAACAACAGGCGCTTCCTCTACCGCGAGTTCCGCGTCTGTGCCGTCTTCATTCATTTCTACGACAGCTTCTTGCTCGTCTTCACCTAAGTCAAACTCTAGGTCCAGTTCTTGATTCATTTGTTGTTTCATTTTTAAGCCCCTGATCACATATGTAGGATGTCTTCGGGATCGTTAACGAGCCCCAAGACTTCATCATCATTTAATAACCGGATTTCGCCGCCGTCTATTTGAATTCTAGAGCCTGCATAGCGCCCAAAAATCACCCAATCGCCGGGCTTACACCAAGGGCCGTCGGGGAACTTCGACTCATCCGCATACGCCAAAGCGCCTACTTTGAGGACATATCCCACGTTTGTGGCTAGTTGAGTTCGCTGGCGTGTTTCATCCGAAAGGAGTATTCCTCCTTTAGTGGTTTTTGCGCCACGATACGGAAGGATGGCTATACGCCAGCCGGTTGGCTGAGGAATAAGATCAAGGACTTTCTCAGCAAGTCCTTCTGCTTGGACTTTGCCTTCTTCGGTATAAGCGTCATCAAGAGTAGGTTTCTTAGGCGTGCTGTCTTCCGACAATCGGCCTTTTTCCCACTTCTCTTCGAGCGGCGTTAGTTTTTCAGGTTTCATAGGGTCTTCTCTGGTGGTTAAAAATCTTCTGAATGCTGGCTACCCAATCTATCTCGGATAATTTGATCCACAAGCTTTATGCCTTCCAGACGGCCCATAAGAAAACGGTAGCGCTCCATATTTGTAATCGTGCCATTAAGCACAATCGATTCGGAGTCTACCTGTAACTTTCTAATGTCTTTCAATACGCTTTCAGCGAAATCCAGCATGGTCGTTTTTCCATGTAAGCAGACGGTTAATAGCCACTGTCTGGGGGCTTGTGCTTAATAAATATTTACGGGTCTATTCCCGTCACGCTTTTTTACTATTCTAGCAGGTTTCGGGGACTTAATTGAACCACCCTTTGCTGCTTTTTTAGGCTTTGCTGTATTCAAGGCTATCGCAATAGCCTGTTGACGAGGCTTGCCCGCCCGCATCTCCGTTTTTATGTTACTTGAGATGGTCTTTTTACTAGAGCCCTTTTTTAAAGGCATTAGATCACCTCGTTAACAGAGTTTTGTTGGGCCATGTCCGCGCTTCGCTAAACCGTACCCACGAGCTTGAACAGTGCTCTTACTGCTTGCCTTTTTCTTGACCGTTCCGCCCTTAGCCATGCGGTTCATTTCACGCTTTTCGTAACCTTTTTCGCGGTCTACTCGAGCATACTCGTCACGGGCATTGCGGCCTTCCGCACCCTTCGCATAGGTCTTAGGTGCAATGCGATAGATTTCATCGTCTAAATTACGCAGCGCTTTCTTGTCACGAGCCATTGAACCTCTCATGCGTTGATCTCCTAAAGTTTGCTTGGTTGATTAATTCTTTCACGAGCCACGTCTGCACGCAACTGCGCGATCTCTTGCTGAGACTGGATACGTGCCTCATTGCCCTGCGCGTTCTGAGCAATCCTAGCTTGGTCTATCTGGATGCCTTGCTCTTTTATAGCATTGTCCGCCTGATCTTTAGCGGCCCGCTGCTGAAGCTCTTGCGCTTTAAGTGCGATGACAGGGTCTTCACCCGTGCCTTCGCCTGAAAG